TCCTCCTGCTTTCCAAGACAATCTGTAGGCGTCAACAACGTGTACCGCCGCTTCTGCGCGTGATGGGCAAGTTCCATCAGACGCTGAGCAACGCACAGAATGTGTTGCACCGTATCCTCATCCACACCCGAGTACACGTACGCAAAGTAAAACTGCAGAATCGTCGGAATGCTCGCAATCTTGATACCGTCCGCGGTCTCATGATAACTGTGGCACGCACGAGTCTCGTAGAAGCGAAGTACCGTTCCATCTGATTCCTTCACCTCCGTGCACTCGGGCAGGAGAGCGTCGCCCGGCACGACATTCGTCTTTCGCCCATGTATCAACTTCTCAATCGTATCGCGCTCAGCCAGAAAGGTCACGGGTGTCGTCCAGCGTGCTTTGCCTGTGTGACGCTCCACAGCATTGAACCCGAGCAAAACAATGTCCTCCGCCTTCAGCATCTTAATGACCTGCTTCTTGCGCTCAGTTGTCAGTGCCTCGGGTACAGCCTCCTCCTTCTTGATGCACTTCAACGGATACTTGTCATTCAGGAGCATCATGCGCTTGTAGACCTTGTTCCACCGAGACACGTCGCCTTCCGGGCGCGACAGTTCCAGATACGTGGACATGCGAAGAAAGTTGGGCGTCACATAGTGAATACCATCCTTCTCATACCCCTCTGTCCACAAACGGTCGAACAACTGTGGACTCATCTCTGACACGTCAGCAACGCCCGTGTAATCTGCAAAGACCTTGAAGGTGCCCAGATGCACGCCTGGCTTCACTTGGACGTCGGGAATTCCAGCCGTAAAGAGTTTGTCGGCAATCTCCATCGCGTGGAGTTGAGGCGTCTTGCTGTAGAAGTCATAGTCAGGGGTCTCCCGTGCAAAGTCGTAGAACTGGTCTTTCCTATCCAACAGATTGTTGATGGCCGTTCCACCGTAACACATGACGCGGTTCGACTTCAGAAAGGCTTCAACGATCGCAATGGACTTTTTGATGTTCGGGTCCTCGGCCTGAGCCCTTTCGATCTTCTCTAACTGGCCTTCCGCAATCTGGTTGATTACTTCTGCGTCGTCTCCCATTGTTAGTAGTCCGACAAAAATGGATTGACTTTTCTTTTTTCCTTGTGAGGCAGCAAGATGCCCAGTCGGTACAATCTTCGTAAGCGCGGTGGACAGTCAACGACATGGGTAAAGGACGAGACCCTTAAGCAGCCCGACTCCGAGTCCGAGTCTGAGGATGAGGACTATGTCCCTCCGTCCGAGTCTGAGGAGGAAGAGGCCGAGGAGACGGAGTCCGAGGAGGAGTGTGACAGCAGTGAACTCCGTATCCCCAAGGGTGCAAAGGTCTCAGTGAAACTTCACATCCATACCATCGCGGGTGGAAAGGGCGGGCGCATCGACGTCGAGGAGGAGTCTGAGTCCGAGTCCGAGTCCGAGGAGGAGTCTGAGGAGGAGGATTTCATCGAGCATCTGATGAGCAAGTACGTGCGCCCTGACCGTCGTGGCGGCATGCGCCCGGCGTCTCGCAAGCACAAGGAGAAGGAGGAGGAGCCTCCGGCGATGGAACTGAATGAGGACGAGGAGGAGTACTACGAGGACCTGTCCAAGTCCAAGCGCCGGCGCCTGAATGAGCAGATGAAGAAGTTGTCCACGCTGGTTCTGGATGGCGACGTGCCGTACAAGTTCCGCGTCTTGGACCTCGACGTGTCCGACACCATCAAGGCGTCCGTCATCAAGAAGATTGATATTCTGACGGAGATGTCCATGGAGGGCGAGGGCTACAAACTCCGTGCTTGGGTGGAGGCCTTCCTGCGCATTCCGTTCGGCAAGTGTGTGCCTCTGCCCGTGACCATCAAGGACGGCGCCGAGAAGTGTGCGGGGTTCTTGGAGGACTCGACCAAGACGCTGGATACGGCCGTCTACGGCATGGCATCGGCCAAGACGCAGATTATGCAGATTCTGGCCCAGTGGATGTCCAACCCCTCGTCGGTCGGCAATGTCATTGCATTGAAGGGTCCGATGGGTGTCGGCAAGACGTCCTTTGCTCGCAACGGCGTGGCCAAGGTGCTCCAGCGGCCATTTGAGTTCTTCTCGCTGGGCGGTGCATCCGATGCCTCCAACTTTGTGGGTCACTCGTACACGTACGAGGGCTCGACGTGGGGTCGTATCGCCGACGCCGTCATGTCGGCTCGGTGCATGAACCCTGTGTTGTACTTTGACGAGGTGGACAAGATTTCGACCACTGCCCACGGCGACGAGATTGCCAGCATGCTCATCCACTTGACGGACCGCTCGCAGAACAGCCAGTTCCACGACCGCTACTTTGCAGGAGTGGACTTTGACCTGTCCCAGTGCCTGTTCGTCTTCTCCTTCAACGACGAGTCCAAGATTCACCCGGTGCTGAAGGACCGCATGCAGGTTATCACGTGCTCGGGATACACGTGCGACCAGAAGGCATCCATTGTGAGCCAGTACATCTGGCCTCAGATTCTGGAGCGCATCCAACTCAAGGAGCAACTGGTCATCTCCGACGAGGCCATCAAGTTCCTGATTGCCGAGTTCTCGAAGGAGGAGGAGGGCGTGCGCAACCTCATTCGCACGGTCGAGACCTTGGTGACCCGTATCAATCTGCTGCGCATCGCAGGCGAGACGACGGCAAAGAAGTATACCTTCTACACGCCCATCACCCTGCCACTCACGATCACACCGGATGTGTGCCGTCGCATCCTGGAAGACACCATGCGGTCAGGGAACGAATCGTGGAGACACATGTATAATTAATGAAGGTGTTCTCCTTCTGCCTCTACGGCACGGAGCCCAATTACTACACAGGCCTGCTTGAGAACATTGAATTGGTCAAGCAGTACTACCCCGATTTTGACATTGTGGTCTACAAGGGCGAGTGTGACCCGACCTGGGTCTTGCCCGAAGGCGTGACCATCGACAATACGAACCGCAGAGGTCCCATCAATGCCCTGCTCCGCTACATTCCCCTGAACTATGCAGAGGTCGGGTTCGTACGTGATGCAGATTCGCGCATTGATGCACGCGACCGTTGGTGTATTGACGAGTTCTTGAAGTCCGACAAGTCATACCACACCATTCGCGACCACTACTGGCACGCATCCAAGTTAATGGCAGGCACCTTTGGTTGGAAACGCCCAATGACGGTGATGCTTCCCACCCATGAGGTGGACTATGGATTCGACGAGCATTTTCTGGCTCAGGCGGTCTACGAATCCGTCAAGTCCGATATGCTGGTCCACACATCCTATCGTGCACTGGAGGGTGAACACGCGGTCTGGATTGAACGGCCCTTTGAATCGGCAACGGATTTCGTCGGAAATGTCATTTGGAACGGCCAGCCCAAGTTCGCCTACATGAAGGACGTCCTTGCCATTGTGACGGAACTGAGGGGCAATGACCAGTTCGAGATTGCGGTCCGCCTCATGGAGTCCGTGGACCCATGGTCAATTGGGTACGGACGCCGGGCCCAGGTCTTTGAGGCCATGTTCACATGCTGCTTCTACACGAACCGTATCGCTGAAGCGCAAAAGTGGCTGTCGTATTTCGAGTTTGCCGACATGTTCCCCCACATGGTCGTGAACTCTAACTTTCTGCTGCCTAAACTCGGTCGCATCGTGGCGTCCTTTGACCCCGGTCGCGAACCTGCGGACGGAGAAGTTGTCATTGTGTATGGTAATTACCCCGACGGGCACCGAGCACTGCCCATCACTCGCAAACTGTACCGCCACGTGTCGCTCTTTTCGCAGGTGACCCACGATGTCGTCGAGTCCCATCCTTGCTGGGCTGCAGTGGACATTATCTACATTCTGAACCTAGAGGGCAGGTCGGACCGGTTCATGGAGACAATGGCGTCCCTGGCTCGTGTCTCTGCACCCTTGCAGAAGGTCCATCATTACCAAGGCAAGAAGGACCTGCCGCCCTACGTGGGCGCAACCAAGAACCACGTCGATGTGATTCGGCATTTCCAGGAATCGGGGCACCAGACCTGTCTGATTCTGGAGGACGACATTGTGTTCTGCGATGACCTGTCGCGTGTGCACTCGTCTGTCAAGACGTTCTTTGAGCGCACCTACGACTATTCCATCTGTTTCCTGTCTCTCAGCAGGCTGGACAACCGAATTCCCTACGATGACCTGCTGTCGGAGACCAGGCAAGGGTGCACGACCTCCGCTGCGTACTTTCTGACGAAGCGGACGTCCCACGATGTGCTTGCAGTTGTGGATGAGGGGTTGCGGAAGATTGCGGCCGGCGAAGGATACCCCAACGAAGGATGCATCGACACGTACTGGTGTGGCCGCCTGCCCAAGATGTACTTCTTCAAGGAGAAACTGGCGTTCCAGCGCCCGTCGTGGTCGAATCTGAAGCAGTGTGTGGTTGCGTACCTAGATTGAAACCCATTCCAGCGATGTGAATGGAATGTCAATCTGCGCAGGATTGGCATCGGCAAAACTCACGTAGCATGTAACCGTTGTGGGGTCGGACAACCGACACGACACGCAATACTCTACGGCGGGTGATCGGAACACGAAGGGCAATGTGATGCGGGTAATCTTGTCGATGGACTGGTGCTCTACGAACAAATGGTAGTACTTGCGCGGCTTGGCATACTCCACCACGTGCACCAGCGTCCAGAACTTGTCGCCCACCGAGATGGGGGGCGCAGACCCGCAAAAAGCCTGAAAGAAGGGTGGCGTGGGAATGCTCCTGCGGATTCCGCTGCGGTCCAGCACTTCAAATGGAGACCACCCGTAAATCATCATGTCCGTGCCTTGGAAGGGTAGCCAGTTCTTCTCACATGGCCGCCCGTGCGGAGACTCGAGTACCCTGCAGTTCGAGTACGTTCCATCCGATTTGTAGCACCCCTGCAGTAGACGCACCTTGTTCTCTGCATGCTCCTGCGTCGTGGCCACAAACGAGAGTCCATTCGTATTGCGATACAGCCGCAGGTCCTCCAAGCCCTTGACATGGGCAGGGAACGTGGGAAGTCCAACTGTTGCTTGGTCCATCTTTGCAACCACCTCCATGGTCTCGAGGTTCACGTATGCATTCTCTGTGAGCACGGGCTGTCCGGGTGGAGTCTTGTACTCTCCGCCCTCCATCCAGTAGTTAATGTACCGGACATTCGCCATGGGATAGTCGCACACGGAAATGGCGGTGGGCACATATCCCTCGAACGGCTTCGGTAGTCTCGACAGCAGGTCGGTCTGACGCGACCACACGGGCTGCACGTAGAACTGAAAATTGAAGATGACGTTCGTTCGGTTAAAGTCGGACTTGAGCAGATAGTCCACACAGGTACGCAGACCCTTCTTGCGGTCAGGCTGGACGTAGTAGTCCAGAATGGTGGCCTCGTAGTCGAAGAGGTATTTGTACACATCCGTCTCCAAGAAGAGAGCATCGCGGCTCAGCGGGACTTGGCGGCCGTCCAGCATGTACTGGTAGGCCTTGTAGTGCTTCGAGTGCTCGCGGAAGTACTTGGTCAACTGATAATACGCTTCGGCGCGACTGGGCCGCAGAGCAATTGCCCGCTGCATCCACTCCTCAAACTTCGGAACGTTCTTCAGTTCCAGCCAGCACTTGGCCACCATGTAATGACTGTACCAAATCTCCTCGTCCCATCCGCCTGTGAGAATGCGCTTCTTGTACATCCTCCGAGCATCGTCCCACCGGCGGAGGCAGTGGTACGACTGCGCCAGATAGAACATGGACCGCCCATTAGTCGGGTCCTTCTTCAGGTCCTCCTCCAACAGCCGAATGTCGCGCTCGAACTTGTCGGATTTGCAGCCACCGTCGTTGCGGTCATCGATAAAGCACACATCCTTCGTCAGGTGCTTGGTTGGCCCTCCCCAGTACTCGTGCGTCACGCCGATACATGTCCACGGGTAATCCATGCGGACCAGGCGAGTGTTGGGGTACTCCAGCGTCCCCGCAACCTGCACCACCGTATATCCCGTCTCCTGAAGGTCCTGCTCCTTCAACGTTCCAGGCTTGAACACCATGTCTGCATCCAGCAAAAGTCCGTACGTGTTCTTCAGGTCCCAGCACTGTTCCTTGAGGTACGCCTGTGCACGCTGGAAACTGACCGTGCGATTGTGTCCAAAGTTCTGCCACGGCTCCTTGGTGACACACCCAATCTGGTTCTCCAAAAATTCTTCGGCGATTTCCACTGTGGTGTCGCTCGACCCCGTGTCCAGAATGCAGTAGGCATCCACGACGTCCTTGACCGCCTCAAGACATCGCTTTAGGATGGCCGATTCATTCTTGACCATCAGAATCAGTACGAGCTTCATCTGCGTCGGTTTACGAAATCCAGACTCCTCGTGTGTAAACAAATGAGCACTGACTTTGTGAAGCAGACGCTTCGTGAGAATCTCGGCCGTACACTGATTCCTCACGTGGCCGACGGCTTCTGGAGTATCTACGATAACGCCAAGTCTGCATGCGAGCGGAACAAGCAGCCCGACCAGGTTCTGCGCACGTTCCAGAATCTCTTGACCCAGGTGCCGAAGTGGACGGCCGAGACGCTGAAGAAGGAGGTGGACCGCATCTCCGCAGCGTCCAAGTGCGACTACATTGAGGATCTCCTGCTGGGCGTGTTTGTCAGTTATATTCGTGCGTTTGCTTCACTGCAGCAGACCCAGTCGGAGCATGTGGACATTCCGTTCACACGCCCTTCAGTCGAGGTGTTCCTGCACAAGTTCTATGTGCAGTCTGCCCGGGTGTTCTGGAGCAATGCCTACCTGTTCAAGACCGTGGGCGTCTCGTCGGAGCAGCAGGCCCGTAACCGTCGCGATATCGACCTGATGCTGGCCGATACGCTGAACGAGGTTATTGACAGTTTCATCCCGTGGAAGGACATCAGCAAGGCGTACTTCAAGGCTCCGGAGGCTGCCGAGCACCCTGCACCCACCCCTGTTCCCGAGATTTCCGCTCCTATGGCTGTTCCCGCTCCTGCTCTGGTTGAAGAGCCGCCGAAGCCTGCAGTCAAGTTCGGCCAGAACGAGGTGCAGGAGTCCGACACTGAGGATGAGGAAGACTCTGATGAGGATACGGACGACGACGCGCCGCCCGCCATCCAGTTGGGCGAGGACATTGGGTTGAATGACGACGACTTCGAGTCTGAGTCAGAGTCTGAGGCCGAGGGTGAAGTGGACGTTAAGCCGTCATCAGAGGCTGTCGCGTTGAATCTCTGAGTTGAAAAAGATGCGAGCCAGACAAATGGACGAGGTGTATTACTACGCAATGATTGTAGGAGTGGTGGTGGTCGTTGCGGCTGTGCTGTATTACATTGACCGCAAGTCCAAGGACGAGCCCATGGTCTTCTTGGACGGAGCGAAGATTGCGGCTGGAGCGGGTACGCTCGCAGGCGGAGTCGTCTATGCGCTGGGTGGTTCGGATGGCGTGTCCTCGGTGACGGAGCCCGTGGTTGCCGCAGTGCAGGATATGTTCGTGGGCAAGCCCGAGTTCTAGGCGGGATGCACCACATACGCCGGAATCGTTCGTTTGTTTTCGAGGTAGGTAGCGACGATACGATGAGCACCATCCAGTAACGTATAGTCTCCATCCTTTACTGCGATCCATATGGGGTCTGTCTCACCTTGACGACGTATTGTTCGCCTGTGGTGTGCCACCGAGTCCAAGTCGTCTTGGCCGCGTGGACGGTCTTCCTTGGGATACGGGTCTCTCGAAAGACGGGCTGGGTTAAAGTTACCCAGGTCTCTACACTTTGATAGTTGAAAGCGAACCATCTTGCTATCAAAGATATGGGAATACGAAGATGTCTTTGCCGATGAAAAAATCCCTAACTTCACCGACGTCCGGACAGAATCTCTCAGAGCATCCATCTTACTACCTGTCTATCTAAAATGTCTACTGCCTAGGATCCGAGCCCGACCACTGTCCCATGGGCGGAGGAGGTGGTTCAAAGTCTGCCGGCGACAACTTGCGCGAGTTCGTCATTTTCTCGTCTTGCGGGAGAGACATCAGTCCATACAGGCCAACCAGGAAGATAAACGTATGCAGTCCAAATCCTACCGCCGTAGGGCAGCCGCCCTTTGACGCTACGGACCCGCCGAACAACCGATTGCTCATACGGAAAGACGTCGGACTTGCCAGCAGAAAGAACAACAGAGTCGTGTAGAGCGAGTACTTGAACTTCAAACCTTCGGAGAGCGCCATTATCCTTCAATGAGTAAAAAGTCCGTCTGCCCTGTAGGAATCCGCGTCACTGCAAACTGCTTGAACTTGGCCAACTCCTTGCGCGGAACAGCCGTGTCCTTGCAGTAGCGCGCAATCGCCTTGTACAGACCGAACCCATGGTAGCGGTCGTGGTTGTCGCGCTTGCGACGGAACGTCACAGAGGACCCATCAGGCAGTGTGGTCCACGACAGGAGCAGGTCGCGGAGGAATACGTTGTTCGTCTCTCCGTCGGGGCCCGTTGGGAACATGTCCCAGAACACGGACGTTGCGAACCGCACCAGGTCAAAGGACGGATTCAGTGGAATACGAGGATGTGTCTGGTCATAGAACGGCTCGCAATTGTACTGTCCGCCCGCCTCCTCGTCGGGCTTGAACTGGCTGCTGAGAAACAGACGCGGTTCCTTCATGCCCGACAACTTGACCGACACGGCCGCACGGTCAAAGTCGATAATCTTCAGCAACTTGCCGTAGGTAGGAATTGCATAGCAGCGCCGCCCGCCGCTCTCGCCCACGTAGTAGTACAGCGTCTCTTGTGTGGTTGACACGTACATGACGTTGTTGCCGTGCAGGTCATTGTGGACGAATCCGTATGTGCGCTGGGCAAAGGCAAGGGCAACCACAATCTGCGCGACCCAGGCAGTGTGGTGCTCGGGATTGTCCGATGTCTTCAGCAGATCGTAGAATGTGCCCTCACATGCCTCCATCACGGTGGTAATCACAGGGACATCCTTGAACGCGGCCCATGCAAAGGGCTGGTCGTCATCCTCTTCGGACTCTTCGCCATCCTCGGACTCTGTATCGCAATCACACGACTCAATCTCGTAGACATCCTCCTCGGAATCATCGGATTCCTCGCTGCTGTGACTGGACTCAATCTCGTAATCCTCCATCACGGACCCTGCAGTCGGCGTCGCCACATGCTCTGCCTCCAGGTCGGTCGTCTCCAGTTCAATGGCTGCATCCTCAAGGTCAACCGCCGACCGCCGACCCCGCGTGTGCGTGAATCCACCCTCGCCGCCCTCGTCGCGCAGACGGAGGTCGAAGGTCTTTCCAATCTGGTCAGCAAACCACTTGCGGTCGCACAGGTCCTCGTAATCGTCGGAGATGTTCAGTTCGTGCTTGGTCGCTACGGCCGTGTACACGCCATACACCCTCGGGAAATGGGCACATCCACTCAGCGACAGGGCCACGGACGCCATGGCACCCACGTACCCAGCCGTGTGCGGACTCTGCGTCTGTTCGTCCATCTCCTTGGCCACCTCGGCGGGCTTTGGAAGCGACGGAACAGCGTAGGACCCCTTCATGGTCTTGTACGGGCTGAGAACCATGGTCGTCTTGCGATGGATAGGCAAGGTACGTCCCTTGGTGGTCTTGACGTGTGTCTCGTCAACGATGGACTCCACCTCCTCGGGGAGTTTCACACCGTACTCCGACAGGTTGGACAGTCGTTCCGTCTTGAACAGCGTCTCCAGTGGAGGAAAAAAGGGCTGCACGTGGGTCATGTTCCACTGCGTACCCTGCATCTTCGGTGGGCGGTGTAACTTCATGTCCACAGACTGGGTCCTCAATTCTTTCACCATTGTCTTGGGATGGGGGAATGAAACACTGGGTCTGAACGCCTACTTTCTTTCCGCTCGACAACACAAGATGAACTTTTCGCTGAAGAAGTTTGACATTGGGATGATTAAGGCTCGGTGTGAGATTGACTCTCGCAAGAGCCCGATGATGGTGATTATCGGCAAGAAGGATACGGGCAAGTCCTTCTTGGTGCGCGATATCCTGTACAATTGCCAGCAGGACTTTCCTGTGGGCACGGTCATCTCAGGCACGGAGGTGGCCAACGAGTTCTTTCAGCATATGGTGCCCTCCAAGTTCATTCACGACAAGTACACGCCGCAGATTGTGATGAATGTGATCAAGCGCCAAATGACCATGAAGCAGAAGCGCAACGCCTCGAAGAACGGCAGCGGAGGACAGTCGAATGTGGACCCGCGTGCATTCCTGATTCTGGACGACTGCCTGTATGATTCAACATGGATCAAGGAGGAGTCTACGCGCTACGTCTTCATGAACGGGCGCCACATTGACATGATGACCATTATCACCATGCAGTATCCGCTCGGCATCACGCCGAACCTGCGCACGAACGTGGATTTCGTCTTCATTCTCCGCGAGAATATCCTGGGGAATCGTCGTAGGATTTACGAGAATTACGCAGGTATGTTTCCGACGTTT